AGTCGTTATGTCGGCTCCCCTTCTGGACTCCATCGCTTCAGACAAATCACAATCTCGATCTAAGTTTGGCATCGTAGATTATCTTTCTACTCACCACTATTACTGGTGGTCTCCACTTGAGAAAACAGTTGTGCTTCCGATGGCAGCACTGGGTCTATCCTATACACAATTTCTAGGATATACTTTGGTTCCCCTCATTATTACACTTGCGTTTGCTGGATCTTTTATCTTTGCTTATGTGAAGGAAACTGATGTGGAGATTATTCAAGAGACCCGTACTTTTAGTTGGAATCGTCTGTTAAAAGGTTGGGCACCTATCGTTGCTACGATGTGGTTCCTGGTTTGCTATGGAGATCCTGATCTGCCTTACCTATTCTCTGTTTGGTTTGGTGGTCTCGCTGCTTACTATTCATTCATCTGTAATGATTGGAAGTGGGGTCGTTATATCAACTGGAAGTTTGCTGGTCTTGCTGCTTTGGTTCTTACCCTTGCTGCTGTAATGGGCGAGATCAAAGAACCAGTCATGGAATACCTGAAACTGACTGCTGAGCAGGGCACTGCTGCCCTCTATACGGTCTCTGTTGTGGGGTTCCTGGCATCATTCGCCATGGGATCCTCTGGCAAGTATGCTGGCATTGTCTCGCTGCTCGCTAAAGCATTTGGTCCTGGCTACTTGACATGGTTCCTCTGTGTGGAGTATGCTGGGTACATCATCTCACCGATGCACAAGTGCCTGCTGATCGGTCAGCAATACTTTGGCACTCCTATCAAGACCTATTACAAAGTGCTTGGATGGTTGATTGCTGCTTTGGTTGGGTGGGGTGCTCTTACGTTAGCATTTTAAAACAAAAAGGGGGTTGACAAGACCCCCTTTCTCCTATATACTGGTGTTGTAATTTGTAATAAACTTAATGACTGTAACAACAAATGATCGTGGTCAACAAAACATGTGGGCAAAAGAGCCTACCATGTACTACCACAATTACGGACAACAAACACCTAATGAATGGAAGGAAACGTACAATGGACGCTGGGCAATGGTCGGTATTATTGCTGGGGCTATTTCTTATGCTCTCACTGGTAACTTCTTCTTCGGGATCTTCTAAATGACTGAATTAATTTTTACTGTAACTAGTATTGCATTTCTTGTGCTTCTTGCACATTCAATTAACAAACTATCTGATACATTCTAATGACTTACACTATTACTTTACAAACACCTGATGGCACTAAAAATGTTATTCAATGTGCTGAAGATCAATACATTCTTGAAGCTGCTGAAGAAGCAGGTGTAGATCTTCCTTCTTCCTGTCGTGCTGGTGCTTGCTCTGCTTGTGCAGGCAAACTTATTTCTGGCACTGTGGATAATGATGAGCAATCGTTTCTTGATGATGAACAACTTGAGGATGGTTGGGTGCTTACTTGTGTGGCATATCCTACTAGCGATTGTGTGATTCTCACTGAACAGGAAGAGAATCTGTGAGTGCTAACATGCTTGGGCAATTTAATCTTGCCCTTCAAGAATTGATTGATAGTGGTGCCTGGGATAAAAACGATGAACTTAAAGTTTGTATCGCTGGTACTTTAAAGAAAGACAAATTTATTGTTATTCAAAACACTACTAAAAGAGGAGAAACAAAATGAAATTCGGATTCACCCCTGAGGCAGAGATCCTCAACGCTCGTCTGGCAATGCTTGGTTTTGTCATTGCTGTTGGAACATATCTTACTACTGGGCAAATCATTCCTGGAGTTTTTTGATTTAAGAGGGGTTAACACCCCTCTTTTTTTGTAATATAAATACCTATTAGGGAATTTTTTATACTATTCAATGTCTAGAATACTTGCAGATAAGGTAACTAATTACAATAATGATGGTCCTTTTGAAGCTGAAAAGGGTATCAATATTCCATTAGCAAGACCATTACAAGTTAGTGGTAATGCTGGTCTTTCTGGACAATATTTGGTAAGCACTGGAGTTGGATTGACGTGGGAAACATTTCCAGAATTATTTTCTGGTAGTTATAATGATTTAACAAATAAACCTTCGTTATTTTCTGGTAGCTATAATGATTTAACTAACAAGCCAGCAATTTTAAATATTAATTTGGGAGTTCCTGAGAATAATCAATATTTAAAATTTAATGGAACAAATTGGATTAACAGTGATTTGCCAACAATTTATCAATATGATTTATCTACTTCATTTAATGTTAATAATGGAGTAGCTAGTATTGTATTATCTGATCAGTTTTTTGAACAAACTTCTGTTTCAATTTCGGGTGATAATGGTATCACTTTAAGTACAACTGTTAATGGTGATATTGTAATAACTGCACCAACAGTATCTGAGTATGATGCTGATACTGCAAAGGATGATATTTCTAATATGTTTTTGGATGGAACTAATGTTGGTATATCTTATACTTACAATCCAATTACAAAAACAATTAATTCTACAGTATCATTAGCAGAACAATTAATTTATACTCTTTATGGATTTTCTGATACACCAAATGAAGCAAAAATTTATCTAGATAACGGCACAACAGAAAGTGGTGCGGTTAATATTGTTGGCACAAATGGTATTAATATTGCATGGGATATTGGTACTTCTACATTATCATTTTCTAAAACAGATCCTACTCCATATACACTTCCCGTTGCAACCACATCAACATTAGGAGGAGTAATTCCAGATTCTTCTGATTTTAATATTGATGGTCTTGGTAATTTAACTGTTAATTTTCCTTCAGGTGGAATTGGACTAAATGATTTATCTGTAGGGACAGAAGGAAGTCCTTCTGGAAATGGAGATTTGAGTTATGATAGTGCTACTGGACAGTTTACTTATACTCCGCCATCCTTTTCATTAGACAATTTAAATGATGTTTCTATAGTTGATGCTAATCAAAATCAAATATTAAAATTTAATGGCACAAACTGGCAGAATAGTGACATAACAATTCCTACAACTTTAGATAATTTAACTGATGTTATAATATCAGATCCATCTATAGGAGATATTATTAGTTTTAATGGATCTACTTGGTCAAATACATCTTTAAATCTTACTGGGTCTAATCTAGAAGATCTTGGTAATGTTGAGAATAGAACTAATAATAATTCTGGTCAAATATTGCTTTGGAATGGAGCTAGTTGGAATCCTACTGTAGCTAAATTAACAAATTTTGATATTAGCACTTTACCAACTAATGGTCAAACTCTCCAGTGGAATGGTACTACTAATCTATGGGATCCCGTTGGTCTTTCTGGTGGTGGTGCTACTACACTTGATGGTTTAACTGATGTAAGTGTTACTGGAGCAGCACCTGGAGATTACTTATATTATAATGGTTCTTCGTGGAGCATCAGCAACAACAGCATCAATTGCTGACGGTGATTATGATACTCCCAATATTAATGGGTTCAAATCTTATATGTTAATGAAGATTCAGACAAATGCTGCTGCATGGGTAACCTTATATTGTGATGATGCAAGCAGAACTGCTGATCTTTCGAGACTAGAAACAACAGATCCAACTCCAGGATCTGGTGTTATTGCTGAAGTTACTACAACTGGAGCACAAACAATTTTAATGACTCCTGTTGTTACTGGATTTAATAATGATATTACTCCTGGTGCTACAATCTATGCTAAAGTTGTTAACAAGAGTGGAACTACCAGGACAATTACTGTCACATTAACTCTTCTTCAATTGGAAGCATAATCAAATAATATTAAAATATATTGAAAGACCATTCATATGAATGGTCTTTTTTATTATTCAGTTACTTCTGGTTGTGGTAACGATGCTTGGTAGGCAGCGATAACTTCTTCCGTCCAAGTAGCAGCAGCGATAGCAGCAACTCTTGGGTCTTCGTTTGAAACATCATCGCCTGGATTGATTACGTGGCGATGATAAGTGGCAGCAACTTCTGTGCCATCTTTGAGGATTTGATCTCTTCTTCTTACTTGAATAGATCCGTTGAGTAGAACTTCAACTTTATCTACTACTGAAACTTCTTCTAATGCCATTAGGGTTATTCTCCGAACAAGACAGGTTTAGGCAGAGTTATTTATTATGATGTTGTATAAGTTACGTGACCCCAGATATGTCTAATGTCACTATTGGCAGAAGCACCACGTATTACAATAGTATCGGTAGTTTCAATATATGCTGTCATGAGCACAATTTCTCCACCACCTCTAAAATACTGAACATTAACTTGAGTGTGGAAGCTATCACCACCTGATATGGTGCTGGTAATAAATGGCAATCCAGTAATTGTAGCACCATTACTAAAACTCATGTTATTGCTATTTTGGAATATATCAAACCATACTGTTACTTGATTTCCTATTTTAATATAATCTCTAAC